GATTATGATGATTGGGAGTATGGTACAGAACCCATTCCCTTAAATGAGTTTTAGTGTAATAAATAATCCGAGTATTCTTGTATTATTACAGTGCCTGTAGAAAGAGTCAGTAAAGGTTTTAAAGACATTAGTGCCTCTTTTCAGGTCAATCCCCTGAACTTCGATCTGATTGGATTAAAGAATGAAAATGCTATTGCTAGGTCAGTTCGTAACCTAGTATTGACACAAAGAGGAGAAAGACCATTTGCACCTTCTTTAGGGTCTGGTGTGAATGGTCTCCTCTTTGAGAACATGGATAGTGTAACAGCAAGTGTTCTTCGTGATGAGATTGTTGAAGTCATCACAAATTATGAACCAAGAGTTGAATTGATTGATGTTACTGTTACTGCAGTTCCAGACGAGAATGCCATGAATGTAAGAGTCCAGTATCGTATTATTGGTATTGAAGCTCCTGCACAACAACTCACATTCGCATTGCAACCCACTAGGTAAATGCCTTTAGTCAACTTTAGCAACTTAGACTTTGATCAGATAAAGACTTCTATTCAGGATTACCTGAAGGCGAATTCTAACTTTACTGACTATGATTATGAAGGGTCTAATCTATCTACCATTATTGACCTGTTAGCATATAACACATATATCACTTCATACAACGCCAATATGGTGACGAATGAGGTGTTTATTGATAGTGCTACCTTGAGAGAGAATGTAGTTTCTCTTGCAAGGAATATTGGTTATGTTCCTAGATCTAGAAAGGCAGCAAAGGCAACTGTTTCATTCTCTGTAGATGCTTCTAATACTACAGCAACTACTTTGACACTAAGAGCAGGTTTAGTCCTGACCACATCAAGTAGATTTGGCAATACAAATTTCACATTCTCAATTCCATCAGACATCACAGTTCCAGTTGATTCTACAGGAACTGCATACTTCAATGACATTGATGTTTATGAGGGGACCTTTGTACAACAGTCATTTACAGTAAGTTCAAGAACACCTGACCAAAGATTTACCTTAACCAATGCTGGAATTGATACTGCTCTTCTAAATGTCATTGTAAAAGAATCAGCAACATCATCTGTACAGAGAAAATACAGACAGTCTGATAGTTTGTTTGATGTCACTTCTTCATCCCCTGTATACTTCCTCCAAGAGGTCTCTGATGAGAGATATGAACTCTTGTTTGGTGATGGAGTTTTTGGAATCAAACCAGAAGAACCCAATGTCATCCAAGTAAATTATATCATCACAAATGGTGAAGATGGAAATAACCTTTCCAGTTTTTCCTTCTCTGGATCACTAGTAGATAACAATGGATCAGCAGTTACCAATGGCATTTCAGTTGTAACTACTGGACAGTCATCTTATGGTGGTAAAGCAATTGAATCTGTAAATTCTGTTAAGAAGTATGCTACTCAAATCTATGCTTCTCAGAATAGAGCAGTAACAGCATCAGATTATGAGGCAATCATTCCCAACATCTATGCAGAAACTGAATCAGTGTCTGCCTTTGGTGGAGAAGACCTTAACCCTCCTGCATATGGTAAAGTATTCATTGCTATCAAACCATATAATGGTGTATTCCTTTCTTCTGCCATTAAGCAGAATATTCAAACATCATTAAAACAATATAGTGTTGCTGGTATTGTTCCAGAAATTGTTGATTTGAAATACTTATATGTTGAGGCAAATTCAAGTGTTTATTATAATACTAACTTGGCACTTGATGCAGCATCAGTAAAAACTATTGTATCTGATAATATCTTAAATTATTCAAATTCAACTGAACTGAATAAGTTTGGTGCTAGATTTAAGTATAGCAAATTCTTGAAGATTATTGATGATAGTCATGAGTCCATTACTTCTGATGTCACAACAGTCACCATCAGAAGAGATATGGGAGCAAGACTAAATCAGTTTGCTGAGTATGAGATTTGTTTTGGTAATAGATTCTACATTAAGAATCATGGACATTCTGGTTCAATGGGAGGAACTATTGTTGGATACAACATCAAATCCTCTGGATTCACAGTAAGTGGTATTAGTGGAACAGTTTATTTGGGTGATCAGGCAAATATGGATCTGAAGACTGGTTCAGTATTCCTGTTTAAGTTAAATTCAGATACTGAACCAGTTATTGTTAAGAGAAATATTGGAACCATTGATTATGAAAAGGGCGAAATCAAATTGAATCCTATCAACATTCTTTCAACAAGAGTTGTAAGAAATGGTAGTCCTTTAGTTGAGATATCTGCATCACCATATTCTAATGATGTAATTGGTCTTCAGGATTTATATTTGCAGTTAGATACTTCAAATGTAATTGTGAATATGATTGCAGATAATATTTCTTCTGGCAATGATATTTCAGGAACTAATTACAAAGTGTCTTCCAGTTATTCAAATGGAAGTCTAGTTCGTGGTACACCAGTTTTAATTACTTCAAATACAAATACCACTTCTCAAACTACGGTAAATAGTAACAGTTCTAGTACCACCAGTACTAGTGGTTCCACTTATTCTTATTAAGTAGCAGTCGATAAATGGCAGTAGATAGAGTCAAGTTTCAGGACATTGTTTCTAGTCAAGTTCCTGACTACGTAAAGGAGGACTTCCCTCTCCTTACAGATTTTCTGCAGCAATATTATGTTTCACAAGAGTTTCAAAGTGGAACATATGACTTGATTCAGAATCTGGATCAGTATGTTAAGGTTGATGAGTTATTCAACCTGAAGACTTCTACTGTCTTGTTGAATGATATTTCATATGAAGATACAACTATTCAGACGTCTGCAAATGGAAACTTCACACAAGGATTTCCAGAAACTAATGGTCTGATCAAAATTAATGATGAAATCATTAGATATGAATATAAGACAGATTCCTCTTTTGTGAACTGCACAAGGGGTTTCAGTGGCATTACAAACTACATTGGGACCAATACCCCCGATGAGTTGGTTTTTAGCACCTCAGAGGCAAATACACATAGCTCTGGTGCGACAATTTATAATCTGAATATTCTTTTCCTTCAGCAGTTTTTTAAAAAGGTTAAGAATCAATTTACTCCTGGATTCACTGAAAGACAACTATACTCAGGATTAAATCAAAGAAACTTTGTCTTTAATGCAGATAGTTTCTATAAGTCAAAGGGAACAGATCAATCCTTTGAGATTCTTTTTAGAGCACTGTATGGCGAAGATGTAGATGTTATCAAACCTGCAGAATATCTTCTGCGCCCATCTAATGCCAATTATAAAATCACTCAAGACTTGGTAGTTGAGAAGATTCAAGGAGACCCTCTTGATCTCAAAAACCTTACACTTTTCCAGGATTCATCTGGTGCCAGAGGTTCTGTAACTGATGTAGAACAAATTCAATATGATCAAGGTCAGTATTATCAAGTATCTATTGACTATGGATATCAGAGAGACATTGATGTAACTGGAACAGTTTTCAGTGAATTTGAACCAAACCCCAAAACTAAAATTCTGACTGGAGTATCAGTAGGTTCTTCAATCATTGATGTAGACTCCACCATTGGATTTGCAGCAACTGGCAAGTTATTGACCAATGATGTAGATGGAAATGTTATATCAATTCAATATCTTGATAAGAATGACAACCAATTCCTTAGTGTAACTGGTGTAGCTGCTACCATAGCAAAGACAACCAGCATTAGATTTGATGATTATTCTTATGCATATTCTGGTATCAATACCTCAAATCAAATTCAAGTAAGAATCACTTCTACACTGAAAGATCTTCAGTTGGAAGGTGAGACATATTACTATAAGAAGGGAGATACAATTCAAGTCCAATCACTTGGTATTGAAGACAATAAAGAGCAATCAAAGAATTGGTTCTACAATGTAAAAACTAACTGGGAGGTCTCAAGCATAAGTTCTGTTGACTTGACAGAAAACTCTTATGAAGTTAACACCTATGACCCACACTTCTTAAAAGTTGGATATGAGGTTTTACTTTCAGACTTAACTAATGATACTACATTCACTGGAAGTGTCAGTGCTGTTAGATCTTCTACATCCTTTATTGTTAACCTGACATCATCTATTGATGTTTCACATTCATTTAAGGTTGAAAACCAACTTCTTAAAGGATTCTCTACGAAGTATACACAACTCAATGATTATGTTTCCAATGTTCAGAATACATATACTGATTTTTCTGAAAATGTAATTGTTGCTTCCAACTCAATTCCACATTATGAAACTGCTGCTAATCCATACAATAAGAAGGTAACCTTCAGTGGAACCCTTACAAGCACCCAAGTAATTAGACTTACAACCTCCACAGATCATGGTTTCTATACAGGTGATTCAATTTGGTATAAACCATCTGTCACTACAACTACCACTACAACTTCAGATGGTGCAGAGATTGTAACTACCACTGAGAATAAGTTTGAAGGTATTGATGCAGGAATTTACTATGTCAAGAGACTGAACTCAACAGAGATTAGTATTGCTAGAAGCAAGGCAGATTTATTCTCTGGAAACTATGTGACATTTAATGGAACAGTTTCTAACAACGAGTTCATCTACTATGATTTCTATCTAAAAACTGTTCAACCTCAAAAGATTTACAGAAATATTCTACCTCCTGTTAACAAAAGTGGAAACTATATCACAAAGCCAGGTTTCACTGGAATCTTTGTTAATGGTGTTGAACTTTTAAACTATAAATCTACTGACACCATTTCTTATGGAGATATTCAATCGTTTGAGGTTCAAAGAGGTGGTCAAAACTATGATATCATCAATCCACCAGAACTTTACATTACTGATGAAGTTGGAACTGGTGCAACAGGCAAGTGCTGTGTAACTGGTCAGTTAGAGAGGATCGATATTATTGATGGAGGATTTGATTATGTTGATACTCCTGTTGTAAGAATTAGTGGTGGTAATGGTAAGAATGCTGCAGCAGAAGTTAATATGTCTGCTATTATTCATTCTGTAACTTTTGCTGCAAATTCAACTGATAAAGTCAATACCACTACAGACACTATTGGTTTTGCAACTTATCATAACTTTGGACAAGATGAAAGAGTAATCTATAATGCAGGCAATGAAACCAAAGTTGGTGGTCTTTCAACAGAAGCATCTTATTATGTTGGTGTAGTTGATAATTATACTGTAAAACTCTACAACACCCCTTCTGACTCCAGCATTGGTATCAATACTGTCAATCTGACATCTCTTGGAACTGGTTTACAGACTCTAAAGTCTGCTGCAAGAAAAAATATTATTAGTAGTATTGTAGTTACCAATCCTGGAACTGGATATCAGAATAAGCAGAGAACTATTCCAAGTTCTGGTGTAAGCACTGCACTGAATCAATTTACTATTGCTGATCATGGATATCAATCAAAAGAAATTGTAAGATATTCTGGAACTAATGTTGGTGGACTTTCTACTACTAAAGATTATTACATTGTCAAAGTAGATAGTAATACATTCTCATTGTCTGAAGTTGGAGTTGGGTCAACTGCAACAAATTATTATTATGACAACAAAATTATTGTAGATATTAAGAGTGAAGGCACTGGCATATTCAACTATAAACCCATTGTTGTTTCCATTGAAGGAAATACCGGTATTTCAACCAGAGCTGGTCAAAGTTTTGCTGCTGTTGTTCAACCAATATTCAGAGGTTCTATTGATTCTATTGACCCAGTTACATCTGGTGTTGGATATGGTTCTTCTGAAATCATCAACTTTAACAGGCAACCAGACATCACATTTAGAAGTGGTGAAAATGCTGTATTAGTTCCTGTTGTTAATAATGGAAGCATCACAGAGGTTATCATCAATAATGGTGGAAGTGGATACAATTCACCTCCTGATTTGGTGATTGATAGTCCTACTGGAGACTATGCTGCACTGACACCAATTCTTAGAAATGGAAAGATTGTAGATGTAAAGGTCATTAAAGGTGGCATTGGATACCTCAAAGATAGAACATCTATCAATGCAATTGCTGCTGGTTCTGGAGCTATTGCTGCTGCAAACATCAGAACCTGGAACATTAATCTATTTGAAAGAAACTTTGAGACAATTACTGGCGATGATGGCATTCTTGAGCAGAATATTGATGAAACTTCATTGGAATACTCTCACCTGTATGCTGCAAGAGAGTTAAGAAAGGCAGTATATTCTGTTTTTGGAAGTGATGACGATAATTCACTTTATGGAAATCCTGACCTCTTAATTGATAAAAATGTTGAGGTTGACAATGAATATCACTCACCAATCATAGGTTGGGCATATGATGGAAATCCAATTTATGGTCCATATGGATATACAAATGCAACTGGTGGTTCTGTAAGAAGAATGAAGTCCAGTTATGAAACACAAGTTACTGGAACCAATAGACCACCAACAACAATTTACCCAGCAGGTTTCTTTGTTGAAGATTATGTCTACACTGGAACTGGTGACCTTGATGAGCACAATGGAAGATACTGCATAACTCCAGACTATCCAAATGGTGTCTATGCATACTTCACAACTATTAATTTTACAGTTGATTCATCTGGTCCATTCAAGAACTACAGAAGACCTGTCTTCCCATACCTGATTGGAGATAAGTTTAAGTCAGAACCAAATAATTTCAACTTTAGACTTCAATCAAATCAGGATCATTATGATATTGAAGCATCTGGTCTTCTGAGAAATACTGCAGAATATCACACCAATGATGAGAAGAGTGGATATGACTACATCTTCAATTCTACAAAGGTACAAAAGCAAACCATTGACATTACAGCAACTTCTACTGGTTCCATTGAGCAAGTGGGAATTCTTACTGGTGGAACAAACTATAGAGTAAATGATAGTGTTTCATTCAATAATGGTTCAACAGGTGGTAGAGATGCTGATGTAAAAGTCTCTAGAGTTCTAGGAAAGCAAATTAGTAGAGTAAGTACTTCTACAACGTCTTTCTATAATGTAGAGTTTATCAGAAATAATAATTCTTATCTTGGATTTACATCAGTTCCACACAACCTAGAAAATGGAGACACCATACAGATTTCTGGTATCTCCACTTTCTTCAAGGGATTCAATGGTTCTTACACTACAGGAATCAGAAGCGACAATTTTGTTTTAACACTAGGAGTTGGTGACACATCTTCTACTGGTTATGTGGCATATTTCTATGTTTCTGGTGCCCTTCAGTATCCATATATTCGTCCCAATGATGTACTTGGAATTGGAACTGAAAGAGTTAAGGTCTTGAATATAGATCCTATCTCTCAAAGAATTAGAGTACTTCGTGCACAAGATGGAACTATAGGTGTTGCTCACACTAATAAGGAAATTTTACTTGAAGATTCAAGAAAGTTCAGAGTCAATATCAGTGGTCTCACTACAACAAGATCATATGCAGTCAATGAAGAACTTTATTTTGACCCTGCAGAATCTGTGGGTGTTGGAACAGTATTGTCTACAGGTGCTGGAACAACCATCACATTCTCAAATCCTGGTGTTGGAGCAACTCAAGTATTTGTAGAGCCAAGGTCAATTTATTATCCAAATCATGGTCTGAAACTTAATGAGACTATTTCTTACAATACCAATGGTGGAGATTCTATTTCTGTATGGAATGGAGCAGTAGGTTCTGCCTTCACATCTTTGAATAACTTCTCTACTTTATATGCAGTACCTCTTTCTAATGACTTTATTGGTATTAGTTCTAATAAGATTGGACTGAGTAGCACTGGTTATGTTGGTGTAAACACATCACTTTCCCTCCTCTACTTCACATCAAATGTTGGAACAGGTGATACACATAGTTTTACCACCAACAAAAATAATGTAATTTCTGGTCAGATATCTCAGAACATTGTTACTGTTTCAACTGCTACCACTCATGGTTTAAGTGCAAATGATACAGTTTATATGACAGTTAAACCAACAGGTGAGCAGACTGTTAAAGTTAAGTATGACAAATACAACAGAAGAATTGTATTTGATCCAAGAAACTTCTCTGCAGGTGATGTAGATACAAACCTCAATACAATTGGTTTTAGCACAGAATACTTTAGTCATGGTGATAGAGTCATTTACACTTCATCATCACCATCTGGTGGTCTTGTTGATGAGGGAATGTACTATGTCATCCCATACAATGATACTAATGTTAGACTGGTAAAAGAAAAGTTTGAACTTGATGCTGCAGAACCAAATTATGTGAACATTACTAGTGCATCTGCAGGAACACTTTCAAAAATTAATCCACTGATTAATTCAAGAAGAAATAATTCACTAGTATTTGATCTTTCAGATTCATCATTGGCATTCTTCTACAATAGTCTGCAATATCCTGCATTTGATTTTAATGTCTATTCAGATAAGCAGTTTACTACTAAGTTCTTTACCTCTGGTCAGTCAAGTACTTTTGAAGTGACTAAGAGTGGAAGTATTGGTGTTGATACTACAGCAAAGGTTACTCTGAAGGTCAGTGATTATATTCCACAAAACCTGTACTACAAATTTGAGCCAACAAATCTGAACATTATTCCAGATGTTCAGAGTCAAATCTCCATTGATAATACAGTACATAACTACAATGAAATTGGTGTAGTTGCAACAGAGTATGATGGTACTCACACCATATCTGGTGTTGGAACAAATAGTTTCACATATAACATCTCAGTTGCACCAGGTGTAACCACCTATACATCTTCAAACTCCAAGTCTTATTATGAGACAAACTCCAGAACTGCATATGGAGAAATCAGACAGTTTAAAGTCTTTGATGGTGGTTATGGATACAATTCACTTCCTGGAATTACTTCTGTAATTAGTTCTAGTGGAACTGGTGCTATTGTTCAACCAAGTAGCACTAATATTGGAAATATTCTCAATACCAGATTTGGTAATATTGGATTTGATTATCCAACTGACAAAACAACAAGAGCAGTTGCTAATCTTCCTGAAGTTCTTAAGATGAATCTCTTGTCTTCATTTAAGAGCATTGGTATCAATTCAGGTGGTCAAAATTATCTTGTAGCTCCACAACTGGTTGTAGTTGATGGTTTTACAAATCAAGTAGTTACTGATGTTGATTTGAAGTATGAGATTGGAGACACTCAGGTTTCAATCATCAAGAATACCTCTGGGATGTATAATGTTACACCAAGAATTATTCCAACCTCAAACTCCAATGGTGTTGGCATCTCATCTCTGACATATACTTCTGGAACAAAAACAGTTAGATTGTATCTTGATACAGAATTTAGTGATGCTATTGATTTCCCATATGAAGTTGGTGAAAACATTCTTGTTGAAAATATTAGTGTTGGGATCAACACTACTGGAAAGGGATATAACTCTAAAGACTACAACTATTCCTTGTTCCCAGTTACTGCACTCAATAGGGCACTGGGCGGTTCTGGAGCATATGTTGAGTATAGTTTGAGTGACTATCTCAGTGGAAGTGACTATCCTGGCAACTTTGATTCTGGAAATTCTGCAGGAAGAGCAGTTCCAGAAAAACAATTCCCAGTATTTGATCCTATTTTAGAAATTAATAACTTCTTTGATGATGAAAAGGTCAAAAATGAAGGCAATTCTGGAACAGTTGAAAGATCAAACAGATTAAATGAATATCTATTTGTAAGTACACCAAAGGAGTTTACTGTAGGAACTAAGGTCGTAGGAGAAAGCTCCAATACTCAGGGTATTATTGAGAGCAGAAACAACTTTAATGCTCAGATTATTACTGGTGCAGGAGCAACTATCTTTGATGGTTGGCAAACAAATTCTGGATTCTTGAATGATAATTATCAAAGAATGCCAAACAATGAATATTATCAGAATCTTTCATATTCATTGAAGTCCAGAGTTCCTTTTGATACTTGGAATGATCCAGTAAGTTCTTTAAATCACATTGCAGGTTTTGCCAAATTTGCAGATTTTGTTATTGAAAGTATTGAAGATAGACCTGAGGGTATTGCCAATCCAGAAGACAGTTCTATTGAGACAGTTGTAGACATTACTGGTTTTGGATATCTAAACTGCTTCTCTGACTTCGATTTAGTAAGTGAAAATTCAATCAATGTTGGTGGGCAAATTATTTCAAATGAGATTCTCTTTGATAATACTATTTTGAATGACTACTTTAAGTCAGTTGGAAATAGAGTTCTCTCTATTGATGACTTTAGCAGTCTCTTCAATAGTGTTCGCAGATCTGAGATATATGATAGTGTTGCATCATATGAGAGCAACTATATCTACAACAAACTATTCACATTTGCAAAGAACACTGTTCTTGATGACGAAAAGCAAGCAACTATTGTAACAATTCTGCAGAAAGATGGGATTGGAAAAATTCAAGAGTATGCTGAACTTGAGAGTGGCGCTCCACTAGGTTATTATGATTACTATGCAGTAGATAATGGATTTGATTTAATATACTATCCAGTAGAGTATGAATATGACAATTACAATACTTCCACTGTTTCCTTCAACATTTTCGATAATGTTGTCGGTGTTGGTTCTACTAATATTGGAGATGTAGTTTTCATCAATAGTCACAGAACAAATGTTGCTGCTGCTACAACTACTACTATTGTTTCAATATCTTCAACCTTTAGATCATCAAAACTTCTGGTCCAACTTGAAAACAATGAAAAAGACTTTGTTGCATCAGAACTAAGTTTGATTCATGATGGAACAGATGTGTTCCTCTCTGAGTATGGCAGTATGGAGATGAACAATACTCCTGATTTCATTGGTTTTGGAACCTTTGATGCCTATATCAGCGGATCAAATATTAATGTTGACTTTATACCAAATGTAGCAGTTGCTTTGACTGCAAATGCCAATGTAGTTTCAATTTCAAATACATCTGCTGTTGGTGTTTCTTCAGTAAATCTCGCTGTTTCTGATATAGTCTCATATAAAACTGACATAGCTGCTTCTGGTTCTCCAACAGCAGTTTCAATTGCATCCTTCAATTCACCAATTGAAGCATCATATTCTATTGTCTCAGTTGAAGACATGACTAACAGTCAGTATGAAATGTTTGAAATGGTTACTTTGGAATCTACTGTAAATGAAGATTCTTATGTTCAATATGGTAGTGTTTATACTGGTAGTGATAGTCTTGGTACTGTTGGATTTGATACTGCAGGTGGTGGATATCAATTAACATTTACACCAATTGCAAATGCAGAAATGCAGGTTAGAGTTTACTCTATGCAATTGTTTCTCTATGACAATAATAATAATCCTGGTCAAATTGAATTTAACAATAGTGCAATTGACACTGAATCAGGACAGTTTACAGGAACTCTGTCAGATTTGAAGACATCATTTGGTCTTAATCATGAAGGTCTCCCCATCTTCCAAAGATACTTTAATGGCAGTGATTCTGGAATTATTGACCTCACAAACAACTTTGTTAAAATTCCACAGCACTTCTTTGTAACTGGCGAAAAAGTATACTATAACTGGGCAGGTGCTGGAACAACTCAGGCAATTGGTATTGCAACAACTACAGTTCCTGGAATTGGTCTTACAGATAAACTTCCAAATGAATTGTATGTCGTTAAGAGTAGTGATGTAAACCTTAGGTTCGCTTCTTCTGCTCAAAATGCACTTGCAGAAATTCCAAATACACTTAAACTTACTTCTGTTGGTATTGGTACTTCTCATAGTCTTACTGCAACCAATCAGAATCCTAAAGTGATGGTTGCTATTGATAATATAATTCAATCACCAATTGTTTCCTCTGGAATCACTGCAACTCTGGATCAAAATATAATTTTTGATACTAACTTCAGGTTGAGTGGAGTAACATCTATATTTGCACAAGATCACATTCAAATCAATAATGAGATTATGGTTGTTACTGCAGTGGGTGTTGGTGGCACTAATAACTTGACTGTCAGAAGAAGACAGATGGGTACAGGAATTGGAACCCATGCATCTGGATCATTGGTCACTAAGATTTCTGGCAACTATAACATTGTAGAAAACACTATCCACTTTGTTACTGCACCATTTGGAAATGTTCCTATTGGTGTTGGTTCAACTACTGATCCCGATGCTTATGATTGGACTGGTATTATTACCAGTTCTACATTCCAGGGAAGAATGTTTATGAGATCTGGTATAACCGGATCCTCTGAGGAGACATATACCAAGAACTATATCTTTGATGACATATCACGTGAATTTACTGGAATTCAAAGTAATTTTGTCCTAAGGTCTGGTGGCTCTGATGTTACTGGTATTTCTACAGATAATGCTATCATTCTTATCAATGGGATATTTCAAGGTCCTCAAGGTTCTCAACCAATCAATGTTCAGCAAGGTGATTATACACTAGAGGAAAGTGGAATCACAACCATTAGATTCACTGGTGGTGCAGATAACCCATATGGTTATGATCCAAACAGATCCGACTTACCTGTTGGTGGTCGTATGATCACCATTGGTTCCACAGGAGGATTTGCTTATCAACCATTGATTTCTGCTGGTGGTACAGCAACTGTTTCAGTAGCAGGAACTATTCAAACCATTAGTATTGGAAATAGTGGTTCTGGTTATAGGGTAGGTATTCAAACAATTGTCAATGTTGGAGTTCAGACATACAGTACAGGTACTCCTAATATTGAATTCATTGGTACTGCAGCTATCAGTGGAGGAAACATTGTAAGCATTGCAATTACAAATCCAGGATCTGGATACACCTCCACAAATCCACCTCAGGTTATTTTTGATAGTCCACTTCCATATCACAATATTCCACTGATTTACAGTTCTGAGTCAGTAGTTGGTTCTGGACAAAGTGGAACTATTGATATTGTAGTTGGACAAGGTTCCAGTGTTATTGACTTTGAAATCAGAGATTATGGATTTGATTATCAATCAGGTGATATTCTGACATTTGCTGTTGGTGGTACAACAGGAATTCCTACAGACACTACTAAAGTGTTCAATGAGTTCCAGCTTATAGTTGAAGAGTCCTTCTCAGATCAATTTAATGGTTGGTCAATTGGACAACTTCAAGTGCTTGATAATCTTGATTCTCAGTTTGATGGAACACAAACCACATTCTCCCTCAAGTTAGGAGGAGAACCCTTCTCTGCAGCAACTGAACCAGGATCAAATATTAGTTTGGAAGATGCTCTTCTGGTCTTCATCAATGATGTCATTCAGGATCCAAAGAATTCTTATGACTATAATGGTGGAAGTAAAATTAGATTTGGAACTGCACCAAAAGCAGGAGACTCTTCTAAGATTATTTTCTACAAGGGAACAGGTGATATTGATGTTCAGTTCGTAGACATTCTTGAGTCTATTAAAGTTGGTGATACTCTCAATATTGAAAATAATCCAGCACAAGGTCAAGGTTTAGGATTGGATCAGAATGAAAGAACTGTAATTGGAATCAATACAGTTGATAGTGTGAATACCAATCCATACTATGGACCTGGTGTTACTACAGATAGATCACTTCTGAGACCTGTAACTTGGTGTAAACAAATTGTCGATAAAGTTATCAATGGACAGAAGATTGGAAAGGATAGAATTGAATATGAACCACTGATCTATCCATCAGCATTTGCAATCAAGGCAGTTGGAACTGGCACAGATGTTGTATATGTTGATAATCTCAGACCACTGTTCAATGGTACAAATGAGTCCTCATTTAGAGATTTCCAAGATGCAATTACAATTAGATCACAAGATACAATTGTAGCTGCTGCAGCAACAGCTGTAGTTTCTGTTGCTGGTACAATCTCATCTCTGATCATTAATAATGCAGGAGTTGGATATACTGAGGCACCTGAAGTTACTATTGGAAACCCTGTTGGTCTTGGATCAACTCAAAGAGCAAGTGCTACATCTGCTATTAGTGGTGTAGGAACAATAACTTCTCTAACAGTCACCTCACCTGGAACTGGTTATACCAGCACCAATCCACCTGTGGTCCTTATTGAATCTCCAAAGAGTATCATTGAGTCCATTAGTGTTACATCATATGCAGGTGACTATGGAGTAGTTGTTGGAGTTGGAACTACAGTTGTTGCTTCACAAAATCAATTCTACTTTGATACCTTTATCTCTTTAAATTCCTTTATGAGGAATTCTAGTTATGTTGGAACTGCTGTTACAGTAAGTGGAATTTCTACATCTGATTACCTTACAGTATTCGACACCAATATTACAATTGGAAGCACTTTTGCATCAGAAGATCAAGATAGTGCAACAATTGGAATTGGAACAACATTCCTTGATTGTGTGTATCAGGTCAGCAGCTATGAAGACAATGATTTGTTTATTACTGCAGGTTCAACAATTGGTTTTACCACTACTTGCAGAAGAGTATTTGTTAATGTAGATACTGTTGGAAGTGGAATTGCTTACACAAGTCTTCCAGATATGGGTGAATTTAGTTGGGGCAGAATTAATCTTGGTACAAGAATTGTACCACAGAGTTTCAATGCTCACAATGACAATGGTTACACTGGCATTTCAACTTCTGCCCTTGTAACTAGAAGTGCTTCTCTAAAATATAATAATTACACAAGTTGATTACTAAATACTAAAAAGTATTGATAGGAAATGGCGAAACAAGGTATTAGTACAGGCACTACGCCTAATGACGGTACTGGTGATTCCCTGTTTACTGGGGCAGAAAAAATCAATGACAATTTTAATGAACTCTATGCTGTAGTTGGTAATGGTACTACAACTTTTGTTGGTATTGTTTCGCAAATCACTGCAGGTAACAATGTAAGCATTTCAACTGCTTATGGTTCTGTTGATGTTGGTGTTTCAACCAACATCAATACAACTGGTATTATTACTGCTACAGGTGGATTTGTGAGTACAGCAAATACAACTCCTATTCAGATCACACTTTCGGGGAGTACATTAACCTTCACTGCAAGTGGAATTGGATCAACTAGCTTTACATTATCCTAATAAATAAAGAAAATTCTGTATACAAATGGCAGCGATAATTACTG